GCCATAAGCGCGATGTCTACTTTAAGGATAACGCAGGTAGCATTGGCTTGGTGGTTGGGTGCTACAAGGGGCACGAAGAGCATTGGGCAGGACAAGCAAACAGAGACTGGTGGCACGGGGTAGTGCTTCTTAAGGACTGCGACAATGGGATGTTTGAGCCTCAGTTCGTAAGCCTAGATCAACTGGAGAAGTCTTATGGTGGATAACGTCAACAAACCCGCACACTATGCAGATAGTCAAATCGAGTGCATAGACTATATGAAGGACAACATGGACCCTATGATGTTCGTTGGGTATCTGGAGGGCAATACAAAAAAATACCTCCACCGCTACCGCTATAAGGGTAAGCCTGTGGAGGATCTCAAGAAGGCGCAGTGGTATCTAAACCGTATGATCACAGAGCTGGACAATGATTGAGTGGGTTGTTGTCCTACATCTGATCCTTAGTTTGTGGATCACTTGGAAGCTGTGGGTGATCTCTGGAGTTCTGGGAAGTCTCCTCAGTCTTCTGGCCGAGGAAGTGTAGTATGGGAAAGCGAAGCGACTTTGCTAGGGTAGAACGAGACTTCTATCCGACCCCTATAAAGGCAGTTGAGCCTCTGATCGACCATCTGCCCATGAGAGAGTTCATGTTCGTAGAACCGTGTGCTGGGGATGGGAGGTTGATCAAGCATATCTGGGATCTGACCGAGGGTCATGGCGTTTGTGGCTTCGCCTCAGATATTGAACCTGCGGGGTCTAATGTATCAGACTCCCCGATAAAGAGGAAAGATGCTCTGTCTCTGTTGTTCACAGACATCAGAGTGGACTTCTGTATAACTAACCCCCCGTGGGAAAGGAAGTTCCTGCATGAGTTTATAGAGTGGTACGTGCCTCAGATGCCTACTTGGCTCCTGTTTGATGCTGATTGGATGCACACTAAGCAGTCAGCAATGTACATGACCTACTGCAAGAAGGTCGTCTCTGTCGGCAGGGTCAAGTGGATAGAGGGCAGTAAAAGCGTCGGTAAGGACAACTGTTGTTGGTACCTGTTTGACTATGACCATGAGGGACCGACAGAATTTTGTGGAAGACTTCTAAGCGACTGAAAGGAAAAAGTATGCTTGATATGAAACAGTACAGTGAATGGGTAGAAGGTAAAGTTGTCTTGGAAGGACATGAGCGTCTTGTAGAAAACCTTCTTGGCCTTTGTGGTGAGGCAGGGGAGGTTGCTGAAAAAGCAAAGAAGCAATTCCGTGACAACGCCAAGGTCACCTCCGAGGAAATTCAGCGAGAGCTTGGAGACGTGCTTTTCTACGTAGCTGCCTTGTCAAACCTGTACGGGTCAAACTTGGAAACTGTTGCTAAGATGAACCTAGACAAGCTGAACGACCGCCAGAGACGTGGCGTTTTAAAAGGAGAAGGGGATAATCGGTGACTTGGTTCTGGAGATACATCAACTACCTAGCTACTTGGCGGGAACACCGTAAGGCCATTAAGCAGTTGAATAAGCTGACCGACCGGGAGCTTAACGACATGGGAATTAGTCGCGCTGACATTGACCGTCTCGTGTGGCTCGGTGAAGATAAAGACGCTCGTGGAAGAGGGAACTAGATGACTAACAACCTATTGCCTACAGACTACCAGTCCTTCATCGCGCTCAGTCGCTATGCCAAATGGCTTGAGGATCGGGGACGCCGTGAGACTTTCGCTGAGACTGTTGGGCGCTACATCGGCAACACCGTACATACTAAGGTAGACCACGACACCGAGATGGAGCTTGAACAATCCATCCTGAACCTTGAGGTTATGCCCTCCATGCGTTCCCTGATGACAGCAGGGTCAGCAGCTAACCGTGACAACACCTGCATGTATAACTGTTCGTACCTGCCAGTAGACGACCCTAAGTCTTTCGATGAGGCTATGTTCATCTTGCTGTGTGGTACAGGTGTAGGCTTCTCAGTAGAGCGACAGTTTATCTCTAAGCTGCCAGACGTGCCAGATAATCTGTACAATAGCGATGACGTCATTGTGGTGGGTGACAGCAAGGAAGGGTGGGCTAAGGCATACCGCAAGGTGTTAGCTCTTCTGTGGGCCGGGGAGATCCCCAAGTTTGATGTGTCCAAGGTCCGACCCGCAGGGGCAAAGCTGAAGACTTTTGGTGGCAGAGCGTCAGGTCCAGCTCCTTTGGTGGACTTGTTCAACTTCACTGTCAACGTCTTCAAGAGTGCTGTAGGACGTAAGCTGTCGTCTATCGAGTGTCACGACATCATGTGCAAGATCGGAGAGATTGTTGTGGTAGGGGGCGTTCGCCGTTCTGCTATGATCTCTCTGTCGAACCTGTCAGATGACCGTATGCGACACGCTAAGTCAGGACAGTGGTGGGAGAACCAAGGTCAACGTGCGCTGTCTAACAACAGTGTGTGCTACACAGAGAAGCCTGACATGGAGACGTTCCTTCGAGAGTGGACGGCACTGGTAGAGAGTAAGTCTGGTGAGCGAGGGGTGTTTAACCGACAGGCCAGCAAGAAGCAGGCGGACAAGAATGGTCGTCGGGACAGCAACTACGAGTTTGGGACAAACCCTTGCTCTGAGATCATCCTGCGGCCATATCAGTTCTGTAACCTGACAGAGGTGGTTGTTCGTGCTACAGACACTGTTGAAGACCTAGAACGTAAGGTTCGCCTTGCTACCATCCTAGGTACTATCCAGTCTACCTATACGCACTTCCCCTACCTGCGTAAGATCTGGAAGAAGAACACTGAGGAAGAGCGTTTGTTGGGCGTAAGTATGACAGGCATCATGGACAACCCGCTGACCACATCAGCTAACGAAGGATTGGAGAAGACCCTTGAGCATCTTAGAAATGTCGCTGTGGATACAAACGCTGAATGGGCTTTCATGGCTGGTGTGCCTGTTAGTGCTGCTATCACTTGTGTTAAGCCTTCTGGGACGGTGTCCCAACTTGTGGACTCTGCGTCAGGTATCCATACTCGCCACAGTCCTTATTATGTTCGAACTGTACGAGGTGATAACAAAGATCCTCTGACGCAGTTTATGAAGGACAAGGGCATTCCTAGCGAGCCTTGTGTGATGAAGCCAGATACCACTACGGTGTTTAGCTTCCCGCAGAAGGCTCCCGATGGAGCAGTGGTGCGAGACGATGTGTCGGCCCTAGAACAGCTAGAGACTTGGCTGCTGTACCAGAGGCACTGGTGCGAACATAAGCCTTCTGTGACTGTGTCCGTTAAGGAGAACGAGTGGATGGAAGTAGGGGCATTTGTCTATGAACATTTCGATGAGATGTCAGGAGTGTCTTTCCTACCTCACGATGGTGGGACATACCAACAGGCACCCTATCAGGAGTGCGACAAATCAGACTACGACATGTTGCAAAGTGTCATGCCTAAGTCCGTTGACTGGTCTGAGCTGTCTAAGTATGAGCAGGAGGACAATACTGTGAGTATGCAGACTATGGCTTGTTCAGGCGATAGCTGTGAGATCGTTGACCTGACTTAACACCACAACAAGGCGACCCTGTGTTATCTCGTGGGGTCGCCTTTATATCAACTCTGGAGGATAGCTTGTGGAACACAACGCACCCAAACCGCCCGCACAAGAGCAGATGGACCTTATGAAAGAGCGTCTCTCGGTCTCAGGTAAAGGAATCATTGTTAAAACTAAGTATGCCAACGGTCCTGAAGTTGGTGAGGAGGCTGGTTCCTTTGTCAATGGGTATTTACGCGTGGGTGTAAAGGGTCGGCGGTTTTATGTTCATCACATTGTCTGGCTTCTAACTCACGGCAGTTGGCCTGAAAAGTCGATAGACCACATAGACGGGGACAAAGAAAACAACCACCCTAATAACCTGAGGCTAGTTAGCCATGCGAAAAATATGAGGGGGTATCACAAACCACGACAAGGTACGACCAGCAAGTACAGGGGTGTTTATCTTCACAAGCGTGACGGTAAATATCATGCAGGTAGACGTGAAACCTATGCAGGCACATACAAAACAGAAGAAGAGGCAGCTATAGCACGTTCTCTGTACGTATACGAAGAGCTAGGGTGGCCTTGGGAAACTCTGGACGACATAGGTAAATGGGCTGTAGGGTACTATCGAGAGGGTAAGTTAGAGTGGACACCCAACAAACCACACACAAAGGTACACCATGAGGGATCAAATGTTCATCATAATTACACGAAGCAAATGCAACTTCTGTGACGTGGCTAAAGCTCTTCTCAAGGAAAAGGGCTTTCAGTTTGTGCAGTACAACATAGAGTCTAGGTCATCTAGGTGGATCTTAGCTCTTATGAAAGAGGCAGAGATCACTACCGTACCTCAAGTCTTTAGCCCTAGTGGCGAGAGAATTGGAGGACACATAGAGGTTGCCCGGTGGCTTAGATATAACAAGGAGTAAAGACAAGATGGTCCAGCAGAAGCCGAAGACCAGAACCTACCGTGCAAGAACAAAGCACGACACAAGGAAGGTGCCTATACAGCTTGTCCCCTACAACAAAAAGCAGGGAGAGTACCTAGACGCCTTAAAGAGCAGCAGTCAGATTGTCGTCTTTGGACCTGCCGGGACCGGGAAGACCTACTGCGTGTCTACGTTTGCTGCTAACCAGTATCATACGAAGAGGGTAAGTAAGATCGTCATAACACGCCCTCACGTTGCTGTAGGTAAGGACGTAGGCTATCTGCCGGGAACTCTGGAGGAGAAGTGTGCGCCTTGGGCATTGCCTGTCATAGACGTGCTGGAGAAACATCTTAGCAAGGGTACAGTGGAAACAGGAATAAAGAACGGCAATATCGAGGTCGCCCCACTAGCGTTGATGAGGGGCAGGAGCTTTGAGAACTCTTTTGTCATCTGCGATGAAAGCCAGAACATAACCTTCCATGAGCTGAAAATGCTGGTAACACGTATAGGGGAAGGCTCAAGTCTTGTGATGAACGGAGACATACAACAGTCAGATCTGAAAGAGGGGGATGGGCTGTCTAAGCTGGTTCACCTAATCAAGAAGCACATGCTGCCTGTACCTATTGTCGAGTTCACCACAGAGGAAATTGTTCGTAGTGGTATGACTAAGCTGTGGGTAGAAACTTTCATAAAGGAAGGTCTGTAGAATGTCTAAAATCGAAGTGATCTATGTAGATCATATGGGCAGTGACTTGTCGGTAGTTAATGCTGCGCGGGTGTCGTTCGCTAGGGACAGCGACTGGCCTGTCACGGTACACGCTGGCGAGTTACAAGCCTTAAACCCTAAGGACCAGAAGCTGATAGGTTATCTAGCCAAGCACAAACACATGTCTCCGTTTGGTCACGCCTTCGCAAGTTTCTACGTCAAGGCTCCTGTCTTTGTCGCACGTCAGCTAGTCAAGCACAAGTTCCTACGATGGAATGAGATCAGCCGCAGGTACGTGGATAAGGAGCCAGAGTTCTACATCCCTGATGTGTGGCGTGGGCGATCCGCTGACAAGAAGCAGGGGTCAGAGGGTGTTGTTGATATAGGAGACCTTGAATACGAGTATGAGGTGGAAGTGGGGGCCATCCGAGACTTCTACGAGATCCTGCTAGAGCGAGGCGTAGCGCCTGAGCAGGCTCGCATGGTACTGCCACAGTCTACTAT